AATGGAACTCAATTTTATGAAAAAGGTATTGTTGAAAAAATAGCTGCACATTTGCCTAAAAGAGATGTAAAAGGAGCAATACATAGAGCAGATAAAGCCGAATATGAGCGTCGAGTACTTGTTGCTATTCCTTTAAATGAAAAAATATTGAAAGAGCAAGAAGCAGAAATAAAACGTTTAGAAATGTCGGGTATAGATGGCCCTGCTCAACGAACGCGTAGTAAAGCAAAACCTGCTACAAATCCTGTGCTAGAAGAATTAAGATTAGAAGCATATCATACTAGATGGGTACTTATGCAGTTACAACATATAGCGCAACGAATTAGAGAAGGTAGAAATAGTGTTCCTGACGGCTACAGGGACTATGGTGAATTTCTTAGAGGTAATCCCGGATGGGATATGGAGCGAATGGGATATGTAACACGATTTAGACCACCTGGTTACGAAATTATGATGAAACAAAGGGTGAAGTCTAAAGCTAAAGCCTAAATAAAATATATTATTTTGTTTTTATATATTTTTTATATAATATTTAGATATACTATATAATGGTTAAAACTAGAAGAGTGAAAAAAACTCAAAGAGTGAAAAAAACTAGAAGAGTTTCGAGAAAAAAATTGAATTCAAAAAGGCGAGGTCGTGGTAAGGTACACGAATTACCTTTTCTAGTTAAAACTATGTTGAATAATGTTAATGTAAAAGCTAATAATGCCGAGTTTTATGAAAAGGGTATTATGGAAAAAATAATGACAATGGTTCCTAAAAGGGATGTAGTTAAAGCCCTAGCAACTAAAGCACTTGCAGATAGAGTTAAAGCAGACAAAGCCAAAGCAGATAAAGTGAATGCAGATAAAGCCGAATATGAGCGTCGTATTCTTGCTGCTCTTCCTTTAAATGAAAAAATTTTAAAAACGCAAGAAGCAGAAATAAAACGTTTAGAAATGTCAGGTCTAGATGGACCTGCTAGGCGAACGCGTAGTAAAGCACAGCCTGCTACAAATCCTGTGTTAGAAGAATTAAGATTAGAAGCTTATCATACTAGGATGGTGATTATGCGACTACAATATTTAGCACGAGAAATTAGAGAAGGCGAAACTACAGTGCCTAACTACTGTAAAGATTATTCTGAATTTCTTAAAGGCATGCCTGGCTGGGATATGGAGCGAATGGCATATGTAAAAAGGCAGAGACCACCTGGTTACGAAAATTATGATAAACTTAAAGCTAAAGCTGAAACCGAAGCTAAAGAAAAAGCTGAAGCCGAAGCTAAAGCTAAAGCTGAAGCTAAAGAAAAAGCTGAAGCTAAAGCTAAAGAAAAAGCTGAAGCTAAAGAAAAAGCTCAAGCTGATGCTAAAGCTAAAGCTGAAGCCGAAGCTAAAGCCGAAGCTGAAACTAAAGAAAAAGCTGAAACTAAAGAAAAAGCTAAAGCTGAACTAACAGAAGATATTGCAAAACTAAAAAAATTAGCACTGGAGCTATATAAAAAAAGTTCAGCAATGAAAGCGCGCGCAAAGGCAGATTTAATTCAAATGGCACGTAATACTGATAAAGAAAGTATGGAAATAATGCTTGAAAATAATTTTTACGAGTTAACTGATAAACAGCTTGAAATATGGATAGCTAAAGCTAGAACTAAAGCTAAAAAAAGCTAAAACATAATAGTTACTATTTATATACTTTTTTTATAATATATTTAGTAATATTATATAAATGACAAAGTCACGAAGAGCAAGACATAACAAAAGACGCGCTGGAGTAAAAAACAATACATTAAAAGCACAAAAGAAGGAAGAAGCTCTAATTCTAAAAGAACTAAAGGCACTAAAAGCAGCACAAAAAAAGGAAGAGGCTCAAATTCTAAAAGATGTAAAGGCACAAAAAAAAGAAGAAAAAGCAAGAATTAAGGCTTTAAAAAAGACTAAAAAAGCACAACCTAAAGTAGCGACATCTGCTGATGTTGAAAAATTAGCGCTGGAGCTATATAAAAAAAGTTCAGCAATGAAAGCACAAGCAAAGGCAGATTTAATTCAAATGGCACGCAATACTGATAAAGAAAGTATTGACATAATGCTTGAAAATAATTTTTATTGGTTAATTAGGAAAGAGCATGATCAAGTATGGCTAAATAAAGCTCGAGCCAAGCTAAATAAATAAATAAAGAGCTAAAGATTATAATGAATTCAAATAGTCATTAAATAATAAGTATTTATATTATATAAAAAATTATATAAATACTTATATAATATCAATTTTAATAACGCCATACTGGGCGTTTTTTAGAGGTTGTTTTTTTCGAAGACACCGCATTTGATATATTTGATGCAATTTTTTCTATCATATTATTTGTAATAGTTTTAATTGGTTCTTGATATTTTATTAACTTGTTTTTTGGTGACTTTGTTTTTGCTGAATTAGTTTTTTTTTTATGGCATTTATTGTCTCTACATTTTCTTGTTCCTACTTTACATCTTTTTATTAGATTTTTTCTTGTCCATAATGATTTTCTATAACATTTTTTATTTGCAGAACAACGATGTCTTGTTTTTTTGCATTTATTATTCATTGTTATATATTATAACAATATAAAAAAATTAATAATAATAATAATAATAATATAAGAAATTCATTATAAATATTTCTAAATATTTATAATATTTTATTATTATTGAATATTTTAATATAAATATTAGAATAGTCTGTATTATAAAATATATGTCATTATATATAGATACACAAAGCGATGTATTATTAAATAAATTATTAAAATTTTATAGCGAAAATACTAATTTTGATAAAATGATTAATATTATAAACGGGTCATCAAGCATATCTCTAAGAATAGTGGACTGGTTTGTTACAAATTACTCAAAAAAGAATTATATACAATATATGATAAGCAAAGATAACAAAATGGAAAAGGTAAATGTATACAATGATTATAAGCTTAAACTGAAAGCATATAGCAAAAAGAAATTTGATCCATTTTGTAGATGGGATAGAATTAATGTTCCATATAAAGAGGATAAGTTCATTCAAACAACATTAGGACAACTAAACTTTTTTAAATGGACTATAGAAAATCAAATATTAGAATATATTGAACAAAATTATAAAATAATTGAAAATGATATGAATTTAAGAAATTGTTGTTCTAAAGTAAAGAATTCTTCTATTAATTCTACAACGTCTACATCATCGTGTGAAAGTAGTGACTCTTATACTTCAAATTCTTCATTATATAATAATAATAAGACACGTAAAAAACGCGAAGAATTATCATCTAACGCATCAAGGTCAATAAATAAAGAATTTATAACTACAACTGTAGAGTTTCGTTAAATAAATAATATAAAATTCGTAACAATATAATAAGTAAACAACACAGTTATATATTAACTATGGGTAATATTAGTAGTGTTAATAAAGTAAATTATGTTTATGTACAAAAATGTATTCATAATAGTAGTGAAATAATATTACTAATTAATACACTTTCTTATGATAAACAAGAATGTTTAATAAAAAATACTGTTGTTGCGTCTAGTGAAGAAGAAATAATTAATAAATATTTAAAAAGTAATAAGTCTATAAAAATTTTAATATATGGAGAAAATTGTATTGATAATAAAGTTATTGACAAATATAATCAATTATATAAATTAGGTTTTATTAATATATATGTGTATTTAGGGGGTATTTTTGAATGGTTGCTATTGCAAGATATTTATGGTGATGAAGAATTTCCAACAACTTCTAAAATAATTGATCTACTAAAATATGGAGGGCGTCATAGAGAAACAAAATAAGCAATTTATTTAGCAAGTTATTTAGCAAGTTATTTAACAAGTTATTTAGCAAGTTATTTAGCAAGTTATTTAGCAAGTTATTTAACAAGTTATTTAGCAAGTTATTTAATAATTTAGCAATTTATTTAGCAAATTATTTAACAAATTATTTAACAAATTATTTAACAATTTATTTAGCAAATTATTTAACAAATTATTTAACAAATTATTTAACAATTTAATAAGTTATTTAGCAAATTATTTTATTAGTAATTAACTAACTAATAAAATAATTAAATTACTAAATTTTTAAATATAATATATTTAATATATATATTAAATTATGGGTTTTTTAGATGGTCTTATGCAAGGAGGAACAGCACAAGAAGTAGGTCCTGTAGCGTATGGTGGTCAAGATGATAATGCTGGTGTAGAGGCATCTTTAAAAGCATTAGACAATATAGCACAGCCAAGTTCGGGCGGTAGAAGACGTAGAAAATCTTCAAAACGTCCAAAACGGCGGTCTCGCTCACATAAAAAATCGCACAGAAGAAGAAAACATTATGGTGGTAAATCACAATCGCAAGAAGAACAAGAGGAACAAGAAGAACAGGAAGAACAGGAAGAAGAAAATCAACGAGAGGAAGAAGAAGATGAAGAAGAAGAATTAAGCGGTGGTAGACGGAGAAGAAAAGGTCGTCGTGGAAAAAAAACACGTGGCAAAACAAGTTCTTGGATAAAGCACGTATTACATTATGCCAAGACACATAAAATGAAATATTTCCAAGCTTTAAAAGATAAAAAATGCCGTTCCACATATAAATCTAGCAAAAAGTAAGAAAAGCAAATTATACTTTTAACTTTCAATAATAATCATTATTAATAATTATTATTGAGCGAATTATTTAGCGAATTAATTTATATTTTTTCTGCGTTTTATTATTTTTATATTTGATATGCATACATTTAGTATATAATATATACTCTTGTAATAATGAATTCTTTATGGTTCGCACCTTATCTTTAAGCTGTTTCATTTTATCTTTTGCTTCAGCTTTATTTTGCTTATAACCGTTTATTTTGTCTTCGAAAGATTTTATATTTTTCAAAACGGCGTCTAATTCGTCAGTTATGTGTTGAGGGATTTCTTTATTCTTAAACGGAAGTTTTTTAGATTTATATTCAGATTTTTCTGCTTTAATTTTTGCTCTTAGAGAGATTATGAGCTCTTCTATGTCTTTTTCAATAGAATTTAAATTAGCATTTAAATAGACCGCATCTCTCAAATCTTCATTTTCAACGTGGCTCATTAATATAGGAACATTTATCATAATAGGTTGCGCAAATTGTGTAGGGTCTTTCTCTCTATTTAAATAGCTAATATAGCCAGATAATTTATTTGCCAAGACTTTTAGACCGGTTTCACTTAGTATATTTTGTGACGTCATATATTGCTTTTTAAACTCTTCTTTATTTGTAGTAATTTTTTCACTTTCATTAGTCATAAATAGGTTTGTTAAAGCAAACAATTCGAGTGGACTATTTGTAAAAGGGGTAGCAGTCATAATCATTAGCTTACACGAGTCGGGTCCAGAAACTTTATAACTATTACTTATTAAATTTTCCATAATTTCCATATTAGGTCGTTCGCTAGCCTTTAAATCTCCGCCGTATAATTTATGTGCTTCATCAATAATAATGAGTGTTTTATGTAATAAATCACGTGACCCATTTCGCTCGAGTAATATATCGTAAATAGCATTTTTACCAGCTAATAAATTACTAAATTGCTTATATGACATAGGATCTAACCAACTATTCGATAAAAGTCTTTTTCGTTCGCTCAAATTTTCAGGAAGTATAAGACCCTTATTTATTTCGTCAACTAATATTACGTGACATATTTGGTCAAAAATATTTTTCCATACGTCTCCTTTTAATGTTGTTCGTGTAACCCATAATATTGAATAACCGGCTTTTTCGAAACTAGACGAAGCAGTAGCAACACCTGTACAAGTTTTACCCGTTCCAACAGAGTGCCAAAGAAGGATTCCTTTATATGGTGACTCAGGAGTAAAATAGTCTGCTATAAATGTTTGAGTAGGATTTAGCGTAATAGTATTTGCAGAACTCGCATTATTTGCTTTAGGTGCGTCAACGCATTTATTTACAACATCAATAGGGTCCCAAACAAATTCTTTAGAATTATAATTTGTTATAATATAATCTCTCATTTTTATAAAACTCATTTTGGTAAATTTATTTTTATAACTCTTTTTAGAAGTTGTTTTTGAAGTTCTTACAGAGCTCGATTTAGATTTTGATGTATGCTTATGTGAGCTAGTTTTATATAAAATCATTGGATACTTAATATTTGTAGAATCATCTTCATTATTGATTACTAGTTCTAAAGCAAGCAGATCTTTTTTAATATCTAATAAATTATTATGCTTCTCAATAATATAGGGTATTCTAATATAACGCTGTGACCACTCTAAATTGACATGCTTACAAAATTTATTGTCCAAATCTTTCATATAATTACATAAAAATTGGCGAACATTTGCTTTTGCGTTTATTAATAATTGCTTGGGATGATTGTGCTTCTTATACACATATTTCATAAAATCGATACTAACAGGAATATCATTTGTGCTTTTTTTACCGCATTTACCCATACATTTTATATTATCTATTTTGAAAAATTTGGAATTGTCACTTTGTTTCTTAAAGTTGGGCTCGCCCGCTCCTGCTCCTCCCATTAAATAAAAGTCTTTTTCCATAAACTCTCTATTTAAATCATTTGCCTTATGTATATTTTTGGTTAAGTAATAGTCAACAGCTAATAATGGAGCTAATTCGTATAATTGTTTTGATAATTGTATCATTGCACTGTCAAACTCGCTATAATTCATAGTGGAGTCATTATATTTTTCTACATTTTTAAATAATAAGATGTCTTCGTCTTTATTATAACTTTCAAAATTATTTTCCATTAAGGACCTATTAGCGTACATTGTATCGCTTGTTATTTCGGGGATAGTTAAATAATAATTATAAACATAGAGAGGCCAACCAATATTTTTTTGAAATTCTAATCCTTTTTGCCCACACGTTCGTGTTGCGCGGCCAACTGTTTGTTTAAGGTCTGCTATTGTTATAGATGGTTCAAAAATATGGACATATTTTACATCAAATAAATCGATACCTTCTTTAAAGCCGCTATCAAGAATAATTAGTCGAACATTCTTTCCGTGTATATTTGCTGGGCGCTCATTATACATTTTTAATACTTCTTTTTTGATTTTTTCATTAAATGTTGTACCATAAACACTATTAGAGCTTAATAATGCAAAATTTTGATAATTAGACTTTTCAAGATCTAAATATAGCTTTGCGTTTATTTGATTAGACACCTTTTTGGATTTAAGTATGTTATTATAACCATTTGCTTGAAACGCTGATGCAATTATTTTAGCTCCGTAACCTCCTTCTTTAACATCAGAAAATATAAAATGTTTAAATTTTTTACCATGATATTTTACATCTTGGGCGTCTAGCTCTCTAATATTATTTAATAATTGAACCATTTTTGGAGAGGCTTCAGCTAATTCTTCATTTAATTTTTTAGGGTCGTAAGCCGTTTTGTCAAACTTATGGTAATTTGAGATTTTACTAAAATTAGCTGTTTTACGCATACAAGTAAAGATTTTTGCTCGCTTTTTCCTAGTGTTTTTTCTAATACCCGTTTTCTCTTTATTAGACTTTTCTTTATTAGCTTTTTTTGCAGTGCAAGTAACATTATTTTTATAACATTCCAATACTTTAATAAATTCGTCGCGGTCAATTGTACCACCTTTATCAGGATGATTTTTTTTTAACCAATCTCTTATTAATGATTTATCATTTAAACCATATTTACACATAATTTTTTCACATGACATAATATTATTAGTATATTATATTATAACAATATTATAAAATAATATACTAAAATAATATAAAAATAATACAACTTAAGATTGCTAAAAGGCTTTATTGTATATGCAAAAAAGTTCGCCCTATTTTGCTTGTAGCAAACATTCCACAACCTGACGCTATTTGTAGATAAAATATGTTGGTTTTCT